ATGAAAAAAGTATCACGCAGAGATTTTATCGCCCTCACGGCGGGAGGAACGGTGGCGCTGGCCGCCGGTCAGGTCCACGCTCACGACAGCAGCGTTAAGTCCTGGCCCGCCAGCGTCAGGGATCCCGGCCCGCACGATCCCGTTCGCGAGGCCGAGAACCCGGATATCGTCGATCCACCCGCTACCGACAGCGGCACGCTGCCAAACCTGCGCTTCTCCTTCAGCGACGCCCACGTCCGCAAGGGCAGCGGCGGCTGGACCCGGCAGGTAACCCAGCGCGAGCTGGGTATCTCGACCACCATCGCCGGCGTCGATATGCGCCTTAACGCCGGCGGCATCCGCGAGCTGCACTGGCACAAAGAGGGCGAATGGGCCTACATGACCTACGGCAACGCGCGCGTGACGGCGTTTGATACCGACGGCGGCTGGTTCGTGGACGATATCGGCGTCGGCGATCTGTGGTACTTCCCGCCGGGTATTCCGCACTCTATCCAGGGCCTCGGCCCCGACGGCTGCGAATTTCTGCTGGCCTTCGACAGCGGCGGATTCGATGAGGACAGCACCTTCCTGCTCTCGGACTGGTTTAAGCACATCCCGCCGGACATTCTCGCCAAAAACTTCCAGGTCCCCGTGTCCACCTTTGCAAAACTCCCCTCACCGCAGGATGAGTACATCTTCGCCGGCAAAGTCCCGGGTAGCCTCGATGGCGATGCTATCAAGGGCGCCGCGAAGTCAAAAATTCGCGTCACCCACCGCATGCTGGCCCAGGATCCGATTAAGGCCCCTGGCGGAACGGTAAGAATTACTGATTCCTCGGTCTTTCCGGTGTCGAAAACCATCGCCGCCGCGCTGGTAGAGATCGAACCCGGCGGCCTGCGCGAACTGCACTGGCATCCGAACAACGACGAGTGGCAGTACTACCTCGAAGGCGAAGGCCGGATGGGCGTTTTCGCCTCCTCCGGACAGGCCAGAACCTTTGACTACCGCGCCGGCGACGTCGGCTACGTGCCGTTTGCCATGGGGCACTACGTGGAGAATACCGGCAAAACGACGCTGCGCTTTCTGGAGCTGTTCAGGAGCGATTACTACGCGGATATCTCGCTCAACCAGTGGCTGGCCAGCACGCCGCCGGAGCTGGTGAAACAGCACCTCGGACTGGACGATACGTTTATGCAGGCGCTGAGTTTGCGAAAAGCGCCGGTGGTGAAGTAGAGCAGTACCGCTGCAGTCGGAGCCATCTGGCGAGGCTCCGACTCGCAGCTTACAGATGCTTCTCAAGCGTTAACGTCACCAGACCGTAGGGGGCAACGTCACTGATACTGCACTCAAAGTCGGCGGCAGTATTGGTCAGGTGAATTTTACCGCCGGGCAGCCGAACGACATCAAAGACATCCAGGGAGCCGTCAATGCTGATAAACCAGCGCCCGTTGCCGAGCGTTTGTGCAGAAGTATCAACCAGCCAGCCGGTATTGAGCCCCTGAATAAAGACTAAATCCGCGCCGTTTTGCGTCACCAGAGAGTCATCCAGCGCCCAGCGCCCCGCTTCCTTCAGCGCGCCGGATTCGAGGCGATAGCGGGCAATACGCTGTACGCTTTCATCGGCAGCGCCCTGAGCCGGCTGCATAAACATTTCGCCTTTCCCCGTCGCCAGCCAGCGCAGCGATACGCCGGTGTCCAGCGCACAGGCCACCACCACGTCCCCCGGAAAGAACTCGCGCCTTACCCAGGTACTGATTGTGCCGGAAGAAATATCAAGCAAATCGCCCAGCTCCTTCTGCATCCGGAACCCGTAAGCGTCAAGGATCCGGCGAAGCACCGGCCGGCCGCCGGTCGCCAGGATCTCCTCATACAGCGATTTACCCTGCAGCTGGACGCTACTCTCCTTATTTGCATTTGCAAATTTTCCGTTCACCAGCCAGTACAGATCGGCATCGGTATCCAGCGCACACTTCACCACGGCTTTGTAGGGAATGCTGTCGCGCTGTAGCCATGAGCTGATGTTGTTGGCGGGAACATCCAGCGCCTCTGCCAGCGCTCGCTGGCTGGAAACACCGTACGCGGAGCTTATCCGCTCCACGATCTCTTGCGCATTTAAATTCTCTTCAGGCATAGTCACCACACAACAAAAAAGCGATTTACACAAACGCATATGCGATCTACATTATTTACATACGTTATGTATGGGTAGATGCATTATCTTCTCAGGTTAATAGCCTGATATTGCGTGATACCAGTGACAAAATCAACGGCAAATCCCCGCAAAAGCTTTCAAATGCAAGTTATGCGAGGAGACACCGACGAACAATGAAACGACCTACAACGATTGCAGGAGGTATTTATGCCCGTTCAAATAGCGCCTTCAGCGGGACACTTAAACGTAGGCCAGCGCACCCGGGGCCTGGACCAGATATCAAAACTGCGGGCGCAGTACTGGGACGAGGATGGGAAAGCGCTGCGCGCATTTTTCGCCGCAATGCAGAACAGACGAGATCCTGAGTATTCCCGCAATGTCCGGGCACTCTCGGCGCTGCTCTTTCTTGCCGGTATTCCCGCCGGCCGCCACGCGCTGCCGCTGGAGTCGCTCTCCACGGCAGAGCGTACCGCGCTTATCCACGCTATGAATCAGTTCAGGGCCATGGTCAGCCTCTTTCCGGGACGCCTCAGCCTGCCACGTTAACCCCAAAGCAACGCCCTTTGACGTCAACCCGTCGGGCCGCGCTTTGCCTGAATTCAGGAGACAACCAATGACTTTTTTAGATGACAGCGATGAAAAGATCGCGCAACTCATCTTCCAGACCCGCTGCGCGGAGCGCGTCAAGCTGGCCCGCCGCTTCACCGCGCGGCTCTCGGCCCTTGCGGATCATATTCACCACTATGAACTCACCGGCACAGAAGCGGCAGAGCTTCTGCTGCAGGAAGAAGAGCGTATGCGTACCCCAGACGCGGAGGTGCACTGATGGCCGATGATATGGATCGCGCCCAGCAGTATGAACTGGAAGAGAGAGAGCGCTATATTCGCCGCGCCCGACGTGAGGTCTTTGCACCGTCCAGCGCCTTTTGCGAAGCCTGCGACGCGCCGATCCCTGCCGCGCGGCGCGCGGCGGTGCCCGGCGCCGTCTTCTGCATAACCTGCCAGCAGCGCTATGAACAGCAGCAGCGTCACTTCCGGAGGGGCTCGTGATCCCGCAGGCTTTTGCGTGGCCGTGGAACGCCCCGCGCCGGGCTATCGACAGCCCGGGGCTGACCCACCGGCAGCAGCGGGAGCGCTACCAGCAGATTGTGGCCCTGCTCGCCGCCCGCCGCGCTATTGCGCTGCTTCCCGACTGCCTGCAGCGGGAAATTCACCGCCGCAGCGACGCGCTGGAAGCGCGTGAGGGAGCGCCTGCCGCCAATGCGTATATCCGCTACGTCGGCGCACACCGGCTCCCGCGCGTTGAAAAGGTCAAGGCGCAATGGCGGTTGGCCGCCGTCTCGCCCGCCGTCACGCAGCAGATATTCCGCGGCCACTTTGATACGGACTTTTTGCAGTTTCTGGCCGCCCGTCTGGTCAGCATGACATCCCGCTATAACCGGCTGGCGGACATGAACCGGGCCGACGTTGACCGGCTGGCGGAGGATATCGCCCACTTTATCCGCGCCGAGCTGGCGAACGTCGACGTCGCTGGAGAGTGTGACGGCAGCACGCTGTATCGCTGGTATCTCCACGCCGCCGCCATCTGCCAGCAGTTTAACGTCACGCCGCCCTGCTGGCCGCGCGTCAGTCAGAAAAATATCGACCATAAGCAGCTGGGTCCGGCGGTCATTCGCATGTTCAGCAAGGCGTGGTGGCGCAGCCGGCTGCGGCGCACCGCCCTGCAGTGGCGAGAGCACCTGCTTATCGCCTTTGGCTGCGTCAGCCGCAGGGAGCATCCTTTCGCCAGCAGCGGCTGCCTGCGCGAGTGGCGGGAGCAAAAACGGCGCACCCGCGATTTTCTCAAGAGCATGGAGCTTGAGGATGAAGAGGGGCACCGCATCAGCCTGATCGACAAATATGACACCTCGACGGCGAATCCGGCCATTCGCCGCTGCGAGCTGATGACGCGCATTCGCGGTTTTGAAAATATCTGCCAGCAGCTGGGCTTCGCCGGAGAGTTCTGTACGATCACGGCGCCGGCGGCCTGGCACGCCACGTTAAGCAGCGGATGCCCCAATCCGGCATGGAACGGCGCCTCTCCCCAGAACACCCAGCGTTGGTTCAATCAGCTATGGGCAAAAATACGCGCTCGCCTTCACCGCGAGAATATCCGCATTTTCGGGCTTCGGGTCGCGGAGCCGCATCACGATGCCACGCCGCACTGGCACCTGCTGATCTTTCTGCGCCCGGAGCACCTTGAGGCGTTTCGCCGGACGGTGCGCGACTACGCCCTGGCCGATGACGCGCACGAACTGCGCAGCGAAAGCGCGAAGCAGGCTCGCTTTCACTCCGTGGTCATGGACAGCAGCAAAGGCAGCGCCACCGGATACCTTGCCAAATATATTGCCAAAAATATTGACGGCTACGCCCTCGACGGCGAGCGAGAGCGCGAGAGCGGCAGGCCGCTGAAGGAGACCTCGGCGGCCGCTACCGCCTGGGCAAGCCGCTGGCGCATCCGCCAGTTTCAGTTTATCGGCGGCGCGCCGGTCACCGTCTGGCGCGAGCTGCGCCGCCTGCACAATCGCGCGGCGGCCGGGAGCCTGAGCGTCGCGTTTGCCGACGCGCATTCAGCCGCAGACGCCGGAGACTGGGCAAGCTATGTCAACGCCCAGGGCGGCCCCTTTGTCAAGCGCGACGCCCTGCAGGTGCGCGCCTTTTATCAGCCTTCGCAGCACGTTAACCAATATGGGGAGGCGTTGATGTGCATTCGCGGCGTCTACGACCGGCTGGCGGGAGAAGACTTCGCCATCATCACCCGCCCGACGCAGTGGAAAATAGTGCCCCGCCGGCGGGAAGAGGTGCGCGCGCAGAGCGGGCCGTCTTGGAGTTCTGTCACTAACTGTACGCCAGACGGCGTCGATTTTCTGACCGACGATCTTTCCCGCCCGCTCAACCGACGGCAAAGACAGACCTTAACCCGCTGGTTGCGCGTAATGGGCTCGCGCAAGGCATCATACGGAGTAATAAGATACCGAAAATAAATAACAGCTATATCAGTAAGATAAGCAGGTCGCAGTTTTTGCTATTTTTTTTCGCATACCGAAATGACATGTGTTACTGTATAAATATACAGTTACCGTATAGGAGAGATTCATGGTTGGGGAACAGGTCAACCGGACGCAGTACAGATGGGCGTGCGTGCAATTTATCGCAGAGGTTTCTCTGCTAGCCAACTGCAAGCCTACGGATCTCAAGCTCGCCTTAAGCCTGATTGCCGATCTGGCGAACAGTGAAAATAGCGAACCTGACGACACGCTGTTTTACAAAGCGGAATGAAAAGGAGCTAACGTCAACACCTCGTCAGTATAAAGCACTGAACTCCCCTGGCGCTGTTGTGCCAGGGATGACCCGCCCCGCATCAATGGCCCTTCTCCCTCTTCCCGAAGACACTATCTGCATACCCTTTTCTCACTCACAGCGAGGCTAAACAGATGCAGGTAATCGCACAACAGGGGGACACCCTCGATGTTATTTGCGTTCGTTACTACGGACGCAGCGCCGGCGTTTTTGAAACAGTGCTTGCCGCCAATCCGCGCCTGGCCGACGCCGGTCCGCTAATTCCCTACGGCACTGCCGTCGAGCTTCCGCAGGTGCAGAGCGCGCCGACCGCCGAGAGCATCAACCTATGGGATTGAGCGTCGACAAAATCAGCACTTTCCTTACCTACTGGCTATCGATGCTGCTGGCCTTTTTTGGCGTACAGACGGCGGAAAAGCTGGCCCTGCTGACGGGCAGCCTGTGCGCCATCTTCACTGCGCTGGTCAACTTCTGGTATCGCCATAAAACCTGGCGCTACCTGGCCGAGCTGCGCGACAAAAAGGAGAGGCGATGAACAAAGTAGCCACCCGCTGCGCGGCAGCGGCCGTGCTGGCGCTCGCCGCGCTGGTCCCGGACTATCACCGGCTCCACACCTCGCCGGAGGGGCTGGCTCTGCTGGCCGATCTTGAGGGATGCCGGCTGCGCCCCTACCGCTGCAGCGCCGGCGTATGGACATCGGGCATCGGCCACACGGCGGGTGTCGTGCCGCACAGGACCATTAACGAGCGCGAGGCGGCGGTCAACCTGGTGGCTGACGTGATTCAGGTTGAACAGCGCCTGAAGGGCTGTATTCCTGTACAGATGCCGCAGCCTGTCTACGACGCGCTGGTCAGCTTCACCTTTAACGTTGGCGCAGGCGCCGCCTGCCGCTCGACGCTGGCGGCCCTGCTCAATGCCCGCCAGTGGCGCCAGGCCTGCGAGCAGCTGCCGCGCTGGGTGTATATCAACGGCGTAAAAAGCCCCGGTCTCGAAAAACGGCGCCAGCGCGAACGCGCCCGGTGCCTGCAGGGGGCGTCATGAGGATCGCTATTGTCCTGCTGCTCGCCGCCACTCTGGCCCTGCTGTTTACCCGGATTGAAAACAACAGGCTCAGGCGCGATCTGAAGGAAGCCAGCCAGCTGGCGGGCGCGCAGAAGCTCAATCTCGATCGGCTAAACGCCGAGCGTGCCGCCCTCGACGACAGGCTAAAACGCAGCGATGCCCTCCAGCAGGCGTGGCGGCAAAAACTCAACGCGGCGGCGGACGCCTCCGCGCGCCGGGAACAGACGATTGCGAGGCTACTTAATGAAAATAGCGACGCGCGCCGCTGGTACGGCAGCGCTCTTCCTGATGCTGTGCGCCGGATGCACCAGCGCCCCGCCTGCGCCTCCGCCGGTCGCTGTCTACAACCGCTGCCCGCCGGTGACGCTCTGCCCGATGCCGGCAAGCAGCCCGACCACTAACGGCGACCTGAGCGCCGACATTCGCCAGCTTGAGCAGGCGCTCGCGCGCTGCGCTATCCAGATTGAAATGATCAAACACTGCCAGGAGCAAGACCATGATGAAACCCGCTAGCCTTCGCGACGCGCTGCTTAAAGCCGTCCCTGCGGTTGCCGCCAATCCCGACATGCTGACCGTAAGCGTAACCGGCGGCACCGTCGTGACGACCGCAGCCACCTCGCTTTCCTACGAGAAGCAGTATCCCCTCACCCTGCGGCTGGAGGGATTTAAGGAGGATATCAATACGCTGCTGGTGCCGATCATCGCGTGGCTGCGCGATAACCAGCCGGACATTATGACCCGCGGCGAGGAGCAAAAAAGCGGCTTCAGCTGGCGTGCCGAAAGCGGCGAAGAGGGCGGCCAGAACCTCACCCTGACCCTGCAGCTCACCGAGCGCACCCTGGTCACCGAAACTGACGGAGCGCTTTACGCCACCGATTTACCCGAACCGCTGCCTGAAGCACCGGTCACCCGGCCCAAAGAGCTGTACGTGCACGGCGAACTGGTGAGCCGCTGGGCGGAGTAACTGCCCCGGCTGTTGTGTGGCCGACCGGCGAATGGCATCTGATTGCGACGACAACCCCTCAACGGCATCCTTTTCCTATGAATATATACGACAACATTTACGACCTTAGCCGCCTGATGCGCAACGTTATCCGCATCGGCGTCATCAGCGAAATTGACCTGCAGCGCGGCCGCTGCCGGGTGCAGAGCGGCGGCCTGCTGACCGACTGGCTCCCGTGGCTGACCCAGCGGGCGGGAAAAGCCCGCAGCTGGTGGGCGCCCTCCGTCGGCGAGCAGGTGCTGCTGCTGGCTATCGGCGGCGAGCTGGATACGGCATTTATCCTGCCGGGTATCTTCTCTGACGACGCCCCGGCGCCGTCGGCCTCCGCAAACGCGCACCGCATCGTTTTTCCCGACGGCGCCGTTTTTGAATACGAGCCGGAGACCGGCGCGCTCGCGGTATCAGGTATTAAAACCGCGCAGATCGCCGCCTCCGAATCCGTCACGGTGACGGTCCCACAGGTCACCGTCAACGCCAGCAGCCGCATCACGCTGGATGCGCCCGAGGTGGTCTGCACCCACAAGCTAACCACCGCCACGCTGGAGGTTCAGCAGGGCGGCACGATGCAGGGGAACATAACCCACGAAGGCGGCGCGCTGTCGTCCAACGGTAAGGTCCTGCATACCCACCTCCATCCGGGCGACAGCGGCGGCAAAACAGGAGCACCACTATGAGCATTCGCTATCTCGGCATGAACCGCAGCAGCGGCCGTTCACTGACCGATACGGATCATATCCGACAGAGCCTCAGCGACATTTTACGCACGCCGGTGGGGTCGCGGGTGATGCGCCGCCAGTACGGCTCGCTGCTGTCGGCAATGATTGACCAGCCGCAAACCCCCGCGCTGGAGCTACAGATCATGGTCGCCTGCTACATGGCCGTTCTCCAGTGGGAGCCGCGCGTCCAGCTCAGCGCCGTAACAACAGAACGTCAGTTTAACGGCCAGATGGTCGTCAATCTCGAAGGCGAGCTGCGCAGCAGCGGCGAATCCCTTTCATTAACCCTTTCAGTGAGTTAAATCATGCCGATTATTGACCTGAGCCAGCTGCCCTCCCCCGATGTGGTCGAGGAGCTGGACTATGAAAACATTCTTGCCGAACGTAAAGCCCGGCTCATCTCTCTGCTGCCGGAGGACCAGCAGGAGGCGGTAAGCCGCACGCTGGCGCTGGAGTCTGAGCCTCTGACCAAGTTTCTGGAAGAGAACGCCTATCGCGAAGTCCTGCTGCGCCAGCGGGTTAACGAAGCCGCCCGGGCGGTGATGCTGGCCTATGCGCAGGGAAGCGATCTCGATGTGATGGCGGCCAACAACAATACCGAGCGGCTGATTATCGCGCCGGGCGACGATACCACCATTCCGCCTACGCCGCCGGTGATGGAGTCCGATACGGATCTTCGCCTGCGGGCACAGCAGGCGTTTGAGGGCCTGAGTGTTGCCGGCCCGGTTGGCGCGTACGAATACCACGGCCGCAGCGCCGACGGACGCGTAGCGGATATCTCGGTGACCAGCCCGCAGCCCGCCTGCGTCACCATTAGCGTTCTGGCCCGCGACGGCGACGGCACCGCCGACAAAGCGCTGCTGGAGATCGTTGAAAAAGCGCTTAACGAAGAAAACGTGCGTCCCGTCGGCGACAGGGTAACAGTGCAGAGCGCAGAGATTGTCCCTTACGAGATTGATGCCACGCTCTACTTCTATCCCGGCCCGGAAGCGGAGCCGATTCGCAAAACGGCCGAGGCCCGGCTGAAGGCCTACATGACCTCCCAGCACCGCCTCGGCCGCGATATTCGCAAGTCGGCAATTTATGCAGCGCTGCACGTGGAAGGCGTTCAGCGCGTAGAGCTGGCAGCGCCGGAGCAGGATATCGTGCTGGACACGCACCAGGCCTCATGGTGTACCAGGTACAGCATCGTGAGCGGAGGCGAGGATGAATAGCGACCGCCTGCTACCTCCGGGCTCTTCAGCGCTGGAGGTTGCCGCCGCCCGCGCGGCGGCGGCCATCGCCGATATTCCTGTTCCGCTCAGAACGCTGTGGAACCCCCAAACCTGCCCGGCAGATCTGCTGCCCTGGCTTGCCTGGGCGCTGTCGGTAGACCGCTGGGACGAAAGCTGGTCAGAGGCAACTAAACGCAGCGTGATCGCCGCCTCCTTCTTCGTCCACCAGCACAAGGGCACCACCGGCGCCCTGCGCCGGGTGGTTGAGCCTCTGGGCTTTCTGATCGAGGTGAAGGAGTGGTGGCAGCTCAATGAGGAACCCGGCACCTTCCGCCTGTCGATTGGCGTACTCGACAGCGGTATCACCGATGAGATGTATCAGGAGCTTGAGCGGGTCATCGACGACGCAAAGCCCGCCAGCCGACACCTCAGCGGCCTTGCCATCAACCTGAGTTCAGCGGGCAGCCTCTTTATCGGCAGCGGCTGCTACGACGGCGATGCCCTGACGGTTTATCCCTACACCCCCGAGGCGATCGCGGCCGGCGGGGAATACTATCCGGCCTCGGCCATCCACTTAATTGACAACCTGAGAGTAAATGCATGACAGCGAAATTCTATGCCATTTTAACCAATCAGGGCGCGGCGATGCTGGCAAACGCAGCCGCCCTCGGCACCAAACTCAACCTGACGCAAATGGCCGTCGGGGATGCCAATGGCGCCTTGCCGGTGCCCGATCCGGCACAAACGAAACTGATCAATCAGAAGCGCATTGCGCCTCTCAATATGCTGTCCATCGATCCGCAGAATGCCAGCCAGATCGTTGCCGAGCAGGTGATCCCGGAAAATGAGGGCGGCTTCTGGATCCGTGAAATTGGCCTGTTCGATGACGGCGGCGTACTGATTGCCGTCGCCAACTGCCCTGAGACCTACAAACCTCAGCTGCAAGAAGGCAGCGGACGCACCCAGACCATCCGCATGGCGCTGATTGTCTCCAGCACGGCGGCGGTAACGCTGAAGATCGATCCCAGCGTCGTGCTGGCAACCCGCCAGTACGTTGACGAGAAGGTCATCGAGGTGAAGGCCTATGCCGATGACCTGATGAAAAAGCACGTGGCGGCGGAGAATCCGCATACCCAGTACCTGCAGTCGAAGAACAATCTTTCTGAGGTGGCGGATAAGGCCAAAGCACGCGGCTCTCTTGGCCTGGGCTCGGCCGCGCTTAAAAACACCGGTACCAGCGGCGACGCCGTGCCGCTGGCAAACGGCGCCAACACCTGGTCGGCAAAGCAGACGTTTTCCGGCGGGGCCCAAGGCGCGCTGACGGGAAATGCCTCAACAGCGACGAAACTGCAGACGGCGCGGAAAATTGGTGGGGTGGCGTTTGATGGCTCCGCAGATATTAACCTGCCGGGGGTGAATGCGGCGGGGAACCAGGCGACGAGTGGGAACGCGGGATCGGCCACGAAGCTGCAGACTGCACGCAAAATCGGCGGAGTGGCGTTTGATGGGACTGCGGATATTTCTGTAGATACGCTTCGTCAGAATCTTAATTTAGGGGAAGGATCTGCTCTCCCTGTGGGCGTTCCTGTACCGTGGCCTACCGAAACGCCACCTGCCGGCTGGCTGAAATGTAATGGCGCTGCATTTGATAAATCAAAATATCCGAAGCTAGCACTTGCATATCCTTCAGGAAAACTTCCTGATTTACGCGGTGAGTTTATTCGTGGTTGGGATGATGGCCGAGGAGTAGACAATAATCGCATAATGCTAAGTTCACAAGCAGATGCCTTTGCAAGACACAACCACTATATAAGAACAACAAACTCATCTACTCAAATATCCGATTCGGGTGATCCTGTACGAGGTGAAATCCAAGGTACAGTCAATACTGCAGGTCAAAATGGTGCAGATAAAACTATTGGTAATAGTGGCGAGTCAGAAACACGTCCACGCAACCTAGCATTCAACTATATTGTGAGAGCTGCATAGTTACTTACTATTAAAATAATTATATAAACTTCAATAAGTAGCATTCTGTATAGATGCTACTTTTTTATTTAAAAAATAATAATACGTTATTCTACGTTGTGCCACTCCTCCCCCAACCCCAACAAATAGCCTCACCCGCAAAAACAAGGAAAATAGCACTCACCCCAACACCACGGAGTAAATTGGATGAGTGACTACCACCACGGCGTACAGGTTGTCGAAGTTAACGACGGCACCCGCGTCATTTCAACTGTATCAACTGCCGTTATCGGCATGGTCTGTACCGGCAGCAACGCCGATGCAGACATGTTTCCCCTCAACGTACCGGTCCTGATCACCAACGTGCAGAGCGCGATCGGTAAAGCGGGCACCAAGGGCACCCTCGCCCCTTCTCTGCAGGCTATTGCCGACCAGGCGAAACCCGTTACCGTCGTGGTTCGCGTCGAAGAAGGTAAAGGCGATGACGAAGAAGCGGCGAAGGCCCAGACCATCTCGAACATCATCGGCACTACCGATGCCAGCGGCAACTATACCGGCATGAAGGCCCTGCTCAGCGCAGAAGCCGTCACCGGCGTTAAGCCGCGCATCCTCGGCGTACCGGGGCTCGATAGCCAGGAAGTGGCGACGGCGCTGGCCGCCATCTGCCAGCAGCTGCGCGCCTTCGGCTATATTGGCGGCTGGGAATGTAAAACCGTTTCCGACGCCATCGACTACCGCAAAAACTTCAGCCAGCGCGAGCTGATGCTGATCTGGCCGGATTTCCTGAGCTGGGATACGGTTAACAACGCCAGCAGCCAGGCTTATGCTACCGCTCGTGCCATGGGCCTGCGCGCCTACATCGATCAGACCATCGGCTGGCACAAAACCCTGTCCAACGTCGGCGTCAATGGCGTAACCGGCATGACCGCCTCGGTCTTCTGGGATCTGCAGGCGTCCGGTACCGATGCCGATCTGCTGAACGAAGCGGGCGTAACAACCCTTGTACGCAAAGACGGCTTCCGCTTCTGGGGCAACCGCACCTGTGCCGATGACCCGCTATTCCAGTTTGAAAACTATACCCGCACCGCGCAGATCGTGGCCGACACCATGGCCGAAGGCCATATGTGGGCGGTCGATAAGCCGGTTACTGCCACGCTTATCCGCGACATTATCGACGGTATTAACGCCAAGTTCCGCGAGCTGAAAACCAACGGCTACATCATCGACGCCAGCTGCTGGTTCGACGAAGACGCGAACGATGCGGAGACCCTCAAGGCCGGCAAGCTGTATATCGACTACGACTACACGCCGGTTCCGCCTCTGGAAAACCTGACCCTGCGCCAGCGCATCACCGATAAGTACCTGGCGAACCTGGCCTCTTCGGTCAACAGCAAATAAGGAACCTGATCCATGGCAATGCCGCGTAAGTTGAAATTAATGAACGTGTTCCTCAATGGTTACAGCTACCAGGGGGTCGCAAAATCCATCACGCTGCCGAAGCTCACCCGCAAAATTGAGAACTACCGCGGGGCCGGCATGAACGGCAGCGCGCCGATTGATATGGGTCTCGATGACGATGCTCTGTCCATGGAGTGGTCCCTCGGCGGTTTCCCGGACTCCGTCATCTGGGAGATGTACGCCGCCACCAGCATCGACGGCGTGCCGATCCGCTTCGCGGGCTCCTACCAGCGCGACGACACCGGCGATACCAGCGCTGTTGAAGTCGTGATGCGCGGCCGTCAGAAGGAGATCGACACCGGCGAAAACAAGCCGGGTGAAGACACCGAGGCGAAAATCTCCGTGGTCTGCACCTACTTCAAGCTGACTATCGACGGCAAAGAGCTGGTGGAGATCGACACCGTCAACATGATCGAGAAGATCAACGGCGTTGACCGTCTCGAACAGCACCGCCGCAACATCGGTCTGTAATCTGTCCCCGGTCAGCTCGGCTGGCCGGTTTTTCCCTGCATTATTCCGCGAGGATCTTATGAGTAACGAAACCACAATCAGCATTACCCTGGAAACCCCCGTCAAGCGCGGTGAGCAGATTATCGACACGCTTACGCTGATGAAACCAAATGCCGGCACTCTGCGCGGCCTCAGCCTTGCGGCGGTCGCCAATGCCGAAATTGATGCGCTGATTAAAGTTCTGCCGCGCATCACCGCACCTTCCCTGACGGAACAGGAGGCCGCCGCGCTGGATCTGGTGGATATGGTCGCCCTGGCAGGCAAGGTGGTCAGTTTTTTGTCGCCGGTTTCGGCACGCTGAATTTTCCCAAAAAACTGACGGTGGAGGATCTGATGGCGGACATTGCGGTGATTTTTCACTGGCCGCCATCGGAGCTGAACACACTAAGCCTGTCCGAACTCATTACATGGCGCGAAAAAGCGCTGCAGCGAAGCGGAAACACACATGAGTAACAGCGCAAACCTCAACAAAATGCTGGCGGCCGTCAAGCGGGCTCGCCGACCGTTTACGGCGCAAAAACCAGAGGGCGCATCGCTCTTTGATCGCGTTAAATCCCGGAAAGAGACGCCGGCCGGACCGGACGCTCAGCTCAACATGATTGATGATTTCATCCGGGCCCGAAAATCCCTGGCTACGCTCGACGAGAAGCTGAAAGCCGCCAGGCAAAACGCCGAAGCGCTGTCCGCCAAAACGCTGCACAGCGGCCCGCCGGGGCGGGCGCAGGCCGGCCGGCTCAAGCGTCTTTATCAGGACATCAATCGGCTGCAGCAAAAGCGCGATACGAGCCATAGCACCTTTAAAGCGCGCCGTTCCGCGCTGAAAAAAACCGGCATCGGGCTTAACGATCTTGATAAAACCAGGGCTGACCTGCAGGTGCAAAGCGGCCAGCTGAAGGCGCAGAAGCAGGAGCAACTAAAAAGGCGCGCGGACAGCCTCGCGGCTTTCGGCAGCGGCAGCCTGAAATTTGCCAAAACCGGGTTTAATGCTGGCAAAAAAATCCTGACCACCGGCTATGAACAGTCGCTCAGGCACCACAACGCGGCCCCGCAGCCCGGCCCCGCAGCTGCCGATAAGGCAGCGGGCGCACCATCGGAAGGCCAGACGGCCCTCAACGTACTGCAGCGCACCTATCAGGATATAAAAAGCCGCGCGGCGGTAAGTACCAGCGCAGAGTTCAATACTCCGCAGGCGGGCGCGGCAGGCGACAGCAGCGCCGACGGCGGCCTGCAGATCGTTCAATCCGCCCGCCAGGTGTTTAACGGCGGGGACGTATTCAACGAGCGTCCCGGAGAAAATGGCGGGGAGCGCACACCGCAACCGGAAAGTCGCGCGGAGGGAGGCTTGCGGCCCCTCCAGTCCTCCAGCCAGTCGCTGGATGGGGCGGATATTCTGCGCGCTCAAAGGCAAGGTAGTGCGGGGGATAATGTCCCTCCTCCGGCGGGTGGTCAGGCGCGGTCTGATTTGCAAATTATCCAGTCCTCGACCCAGGTGCTGAATGCTGCGGCCCCACGCTATGCAATGGGACCGGAAGGGTCGGAAGCCGGAGCGGCGACCGCAGGTGAACTCACGGGTACGACCAGCACTCAGGAGAGTAACCTGGGCACCGATCTGCAGGCATTTCAGGCAGTCCGGGAATCGCTTAGCCAGGATATCTTCAGCCAGCAGGAGTCATCGCTGCGATCGCTGGTCCAGACGGCGACCTCTTATCTCAGCCAGCTGCAGCAGTGGGTGCAGAATAACCAGGGGCTGGCGCAAACCTTCGGGCTTATCGCCGCCGTCGTTATCGGCGTCGCGGGCGCGATTGGCGCCCTGGCGAGCGTCATTGCGCCGGTTATTTCAGGCATCGGCATTTTGATAAGCGTTGCCACCACCGTCGGCAGCGTATTTGCGACGGTTTTTGAGGCGATTGGCATTGCGGTTGCCGCCGTTGGCCTGCCTATTTGGGGCGTCGCGCTGCTGATCGGGGGCATTATTACGTTTGTGCTGGCGAAACTAGGCTACCTGGACGGCATCTGGAAAACTATCGTTGATAAATACAACAAGGTTAAAGAGATGCTCGGCTTTGGGGAGTCTGAAGCACGCGAGCCCGCGCCATCAGCGGGCGCAGGTGCCGTCGGCGTCGCGGCCGCG